ATCTGCGCTTGTGGTAACGTCAGCAATAACCGACTTTGCCGATTGAGCCGCTGTGTATAGCTGTCCGCGCGTTGTTCCGGTAAACAGCACATTGTCAAAGTATATTGAATTTAGTGTTCTCGCGGCACTAAGGACGGTTGACGTACTTCCGCTTTGACCAGCCAACATCCAAGGATTTAGGGACCCAGCATTGGTCAATAATATAAAACTCCGCGCCAACGGCCTGAACGCCATTGCCACCGTCATACGCTTGCTGGCCAAGTTCATGCCCGTTTGCAGGAGGTCATCCACAGAATCGCTCTCGTAGTAATACGAGCCATTTGCAGCCTGCCGCAGCACCATCCGTGCAGCAGCCATGGCTTGGGAGCCATGGTTTGCATTGCCGCTGGCATCGGTTACGCCGCCGACAGCATTACCCACGGTCGTTGGTATCGTCCGCGCTGCGTCGGTGAATGTCGTGTCGAGCGATGGTTCCCAATACCAGCCGTCGTCAGCTACGCCGAATAGCAACGCGGGGGAGAAGCCGCCGGATCGAAGGGTGTGCCAAGAGCCAAACGGCGACTTGAGGCGGTGCCAGTTGCGCATTACGCGTGGTCCACAATTACGTTTGAGGGGCGCCCGTCGATGGGAGTAGCAAACACCCGATCAGCGCCCGCTGTTGCAGTGAGGTCGCTGAGGAGTATCCGCAGCTCACCCTCCTCTGTCTGCTGGCCAGTGGCATGTGCGTGGTAGATGTACCCGCCATCAGCTAAAGAACTGGGCGCCGCCCCCGTGGTGGCCCGCACCTTGATAGCCCCCGACTGCACCTGAAAGGTGATTGACACAGCGTCGGAGTTTGTCAACTCCGTCCACACTTTTGGCAGGCAGTTTACGACTTCTTGATTGCGGGCCATGACTTACTCCTTGGCTTTCTTGGCAGCCTTCTTGGGGGCGGGCTTCGGGGCCTCGGCAGGAGCCGGGGTTGCCCCCCGGGCCTCCAGTTCCTCAGCGGACGGAGCCGCCCAAACAATAGCTTTTTTCATGGGGGCTGTCCTTATGCTGCTGCGATGGTTGCGCCGGTATCAGAGCGCTTCCAGTTTGTGCCATCAGAGAAGGCGAGGATTGCTGCACCAGCAGCGCCGTTGGACACATAGATGAGCGTGCCTGCACCAGCGGTGGCTGCGGAGGGCGCGGAGGCTACAGTGTATGTGGGGAGCTTGATAGCCCCAATAACGTCAGCGACCAAACCGTTGGTCGAAATGACGGGGCCCGAAAATGTCGTAGTACCCATGATGATCTCCTGTCTGGGTTAGGTCGGCGGCATAATGCACGCTGTCAGGGATAGCCCGAAGGATACACTACCTCTTGACAAAAGAAAAGGCCCGCTTCGGCGGGCCTTCTGTAGTCACGGCCTTTGCCACACCCATCTTTTCTTGCCGCAATCGAAGATCCGCCGCGCACCCATGAGGTAGGTCATCTCCCCCTCAGTTCGCTTGTCTGTGGCGGGGTCAAACACCTCTAGGATCCCGTGATCTTTCAACCGGGTCGGCAAGACTCGCCGCTGATAGTGGGGTTTCGGGCGCAACCCTAGCTTGGGGCTCCAGACCTGATAGTCCGCAACAACGTCGGCTTCCTTCTCGAAGCCTAGCTGGGCGTACATGCCCCCGCCGAACAACCTGTTGTCGGAGAACGACTTGACCTCGCTTGGGTCATGCTCCTTCACGAACGCTTTGAACAACCGGCTGGCCGCCCCTGCCACTGCAAGGCGTGTTGCGTACCGGCTCAAGGTCCATTGGCGCACCTTTGCCCCCGCACCCCGATCGTTGTTCCCGAAGGAGAACCTCATGCAGGCAACGAGCTTGCCCTTGTGATAGAGGCCATAATGATCTCCAGATCCCCCGCCGCCCTGCGGGTGGAACTTCTCATAGAACTCTCGGGACTCCTGCACTGTAGGCTTGCGCAGCTCGCACTTGCGGGCCATCAGCCTGCCCCGGGTCTTCCCAACGGCGTTGCGTAGCATCCGCTTGATCGTGGCCGTCCGTTCTGCCCACTCTGTCTCGTAGAGCGTTATGAGGCGGATGCCCTGAGCCTCGCACAGGCGGTGCTTCTCAGCATGGCGCAGCTTGTTCTTGCGCTCGTCGTCCTTGTCGCCGTGGCTGTGCCAGTACATCCCGCAGAACTCGACAGCTAGGTTATGCTCAGGCAGGTAAATGTCCAGCTCCTTGGGCCCGATCAACGTGCGGTCGCGGCGGACAACTGTTGTGAACTGTGAAAGGTAGGTTGCTACGGCGTCTTCTGGGGCGGATTTCATGTTATTGCATTTTATGCACCCGACTTTTCCGGCAAGATGGTTCACGGGAGTTTGTTCAAAGGGTCCGTGTTGGGGGCAAGTTATGCTCACCTTCCCGAGGAGGACATTGCCAAATTGCTCACTGCCATAGGAAAACCTATTTTTGTGGACAATGCTGCTCCGGCGAGCGAACTCCGCCACAGGCATTTGGCGCGCTACCCGTAGGCGCTGATTTGCACATTCAGGGCAGCCTTGCCTACCCCTATAGTGGTTGTCCGGGGTCTGCGAAAAAATACCGTGGGCCGGGCACAGGATGTCTACCTTTGTTTTGTACCCTCGGTATTGCACGCTGCCATACCCATAAGTGCTCCCATGGACAGATTCAAATCTGCGTACCCAATCAACACCCTTGCCTGCACATTTCGGGCAGCCTGATCCCTGTAGATGGTTGCCGAGTTTTTGGGAAAATGCACCGTGTTCTCTACAGTGGGCAGTTATGGGGTTTATGGACCCTCGAAAGGTACTGCGGTCGTAGGTATATACCCCGCCGTGGACTAAATGGCATTCTGCTAGATACTGTGTCAGTGATTTCTTCTTGGGCATGGTGCTGACGCTCCGTAGGTTTTGCGGGCTGTGTTACCTAGATAGCGTTAGTTACCACTTGTAGTCAACACAAAAGAAAAGGCCCGCCGAAGCGGGCCTTCTGTAGCCTAAGTGCTTGATATTGCTATCAAGCCCCTGCGGAGCCGTAGATGCCCAAGGGATCGCTCACCCCGAAGCTGTAACGTTCTCTGCTTTTGTAACGCACGTTTCCTGAGTCGAAATCGCCGTCCATTGCAGTGGTGATTGCCGCCCGAACAAAGTGTTTCATCCCGTTCGGCACGTCAGTTGTAAGGAACCACGCATCAGCATCAGTCAGATAGTGATTGACACGGTAGCCTTCAGGGATGGAGCCGTTCGTCTTCAGGGCGTTCAGGTCGTTGTCAGCAGTGCCGACACGCAAATCAGTCTGCAGCAGACGAGTTGCAACGAACATGAGGCCCGGTGGGATGATCAGCTTGCGTGGCATTGCAGCGATCAGCAGGCCACGCTCATCCACGTACCCCGCAATGTCGATCACAGCTTGCTCCAACGCCGTCTCGTTCAAGTCAACAGCAACGGAAGGAGTGTTGGCGTTGACTACGCCCGATACAGTTGGGTGTGCTGCCGAGAACAGGAAAGCCCCGTCGCCCGACCGGAACGTCGTGAAGCCTGTATTCAGCAGCGACGCGGCCTTGACCTGCTTGGTGTAAGCCATGGCACGAGCGAGCGCCTTGGTATACCGGCTGGACAAGGAGTCATACAGGTTGTCTTCCATCGCTTCTTCAGTGATGGCGAAACCCATAGCCACGGTCTCGTGGACATAACGTGCAGTGTAGGACTCCTGCGCGTTATCATAGGACAGTGCGCCCCCTTCGGTCTTGATGGGGGCAGCGCCGAAGCCGGACAGCTTCAGTTCTTCTTCAAACGACCGCTCGGATGTCTCGGTCTCGTAGATCTCCGAATGCTCGTCCTCGTACTTCTTGTATTCCAGACCGAACAGAGCGTTCAATCCGGGAAGAAGCTCTTTGAGGGCCTGTGCGCGCGAAATTGCCATGGGTTAGCCCTCCTTAAAGGCCAACAGCATTGGTCATGCTGTGGTAGCCGGGGTTGAACTTGACCAGAACATCTGGAAAAGCGTCGGTCAGCGGGGATACCGCGGACACAATGCGGAACGCCGCGGTCGTGGTGACCGTGGTGGATTCCAGCGCCGAGGTGGACACGCCCGTCACCACGTTGCCAGTCGAAGTGGTCTGGGCAGCGGCGAAGAAGGTGTTGGCCCCGATGTCCGACTGATCGGCAACGCCGTCCAGCTGAACTTGGAACAGGACGTTCGGATCATCGACGACAAGCGCCTTGATCTCAGTGCCCGCCGGTGCAGCATAACCCGAAGGATAAAGCTGCGAGAAGATCAGCTGACCTTGCGCGTTGATATACTCACAACCCATGAAGACGCCCAGCGAACCCCGGAGGGTTGTGCCAGTCGCAAACGCGTTGGTGGTGCCATCGGCGCCAGTTGCGGTGGTCAAAGCAAGATAGCCGTCCGCGCCGATGTGTACGACTTGCCCTACAAACAGGTTCGTCGCTTCACCAGCGGGGTCGATCAGGTACTGGGACATAGCCCCAGCATAAGCCATACCGTCAGCGCGTTTTACGGGCTTCAGGCCATAGGGAGCGGCAGTAAGTGCCATTTCTCATCCTCCAGAATCGTGTTGAGGAGGCAAGGTTATCCCTTGCCAAACGAAGTGCGGGACGAACGCTCCGGCGCGAGCACGGGCATCCGTGAGTCGGACTCCTTCATGTAGTTCCGGTCAACGGCATCCATCTGGGCTTGCGCCTGCTGGGCCTGACCGACAACACGTCGGGCCGCCTGTTTGTCGGGGATGCTGCAGAGCAACAGACCACCAACCTCAATGTTGTCCGGGAACCGAGAGTCCACGTCAGACATGATCTTCAGTTCGAGGTACTCGGAGGCTTTGACAGGGACGTAACCTTCACGAAAGCGACGTGAGACGTTTGCCATGTCAGCATTGCCGAGGGACGAGGTGCGAACCCAACGATAATGGAGACCATCACGCGGTTCGGGGGTGGGGAGCATAGACTGGCGTTTCCACGGTGTGTCGTGGGCTTCGGCCTCACGAGTCTCCGACTCTCTGGGGGTACGATCAGCCATTCTTCATCTCCTTGATAATCTGCGCCGCGTACTGTTCTACCGTCAACCCGAGCTTCTTGGCGAGAGAAACCTGCGTCGCTGTCAACGTAACCTTGCGAGGTGTTGCTGCGGTACTTCTACCGCCGGGGGCCACCACGGAACCCGGTTGCTTCCGGGGTGTTGACTCCCCGCTGGTCGCAAACTTGTCTGGAAACCGCTGTCGCATAGCGGTGTCTATCTCAGTATAGTACGCTTCACTGTCTGGCGCAACACCTTCGCGCACCGCGCGCTCGTGGACGCCGAACGCAAGAGCCGTCATCTCCGCGTCCTTGCCGAACCAGTCGTTTGTCGTGGCCCAAGATTCTGCCCGGGGCGACGGTTTTGGCACTGAGGGGCGCTGCGGAGCGGGGGCCGGGGTGGCCGCCTGCTGTGGCTGAGGTGGCCGGTATGACGCGAGCCGTCCTTCTTCGCCCTTGATGTCGGCGAGCTCGGCACTTGCAGACACGAACGCATCTGAGTCCCCTGCCTCATAGGCGGCTTTCATCTTAGCCTTCACCTGCTCCAGCTGGGACTTTACCCGGCCCTGAGCCTGCGAAACGAAGGCTGCGTCGCCATCAGAGAGGCGCTTGCGATACCCAGCGATTTCTTCTTGCTGGCGCTGGGCGTAGGAAACAGCCTCGTCCCGCAGCCGGGCGGACTCGTCCGCGCGGCGGCGCTCCTCGTGGAACTCGTACTTGAGCTTGCTGATGCGCTTCTTCACGCCATCAGAATACTGCTCCAGATCATCATCTTCCGGGATTTCCGGTGCGGCGCCTTCCGGGCGGCGTGGCCGACCCTTGTCATCCGCAGGCGTATCATCGACAATTTCAATCTCGAAGTCGTCGTCTTCAGCGGGCTTTTTGGCTTTCTCGTTCATGCGCGGCTGTACCCCCGTGGGTCTTCGACAACTGCTTCCACAGTGTCATCATTGATGATGCGGAACTCGTCCCCATGCACTCTGAAGCGCGTGCCGGAGTACGAACGGAAGATGATGAAGTCGCCTTCCTTGCACCACGGGCCGCCGGGGAATTTGGTCGTGTCTCCGTAGGCATCGGAGCCTAGCCTGAGAACGTATCCAATGATGGAGGCAGTTTCTTCTGCGTCCCGACGCTCATCGGGCAGGTGTACCCCGCCCTCGGTCGTCTTGTTCAGCTTGGGAACAGCAATCAGGAGCTTGTAGCCCTTGGGTTCCGGGAGTTTGGCGCGCAACTCCTCGTCGATCTTGACGCCGGTTGGTGTAAACATGGTCTCTCCGCAGCGTTTAAGGTACGCCGTTACCTAGCGTGGGCTGGTCCCACGGTATGGGGTCATATGATAGCGAGGAGCAGTTTATTCTTCAAGCTGCTTCTTTTCGATGTCGGCAATCTCTCCCAACACCATATCTAGGGTCTGAATAGCCCCTACTGCTTTGGAATAGGCGTTGAAGTCTGCTGCGCCACCCAGCGCCAGATGGTCCGCGAGGTCTTGGCGCTGGGTGGCAAGTGTCCGCCGGAGGCGTTCTAGGGTTTCCATCAGGTTTTCCCCCTATTTCCTGCGAGCTGCTTGGCGATGTCAATCCCCATGGCGAGCCCCTTGGCCTTGTCTTCCCGTGTCGCGTTGGTGGCATCCTCTGCAACACGCACTCCGAGCCTAGCACCTTCCCGCTTGTCCTCGGCCGCGATACGCTCGCGCTGGATAGCAGATGCGTCGATCGCCTTCATTGCGTCGAGTTCGAGGCGCTTGGTCTTGATCTCCGCGTCGAGCTTGATGCCCATTTCCTCGAGCTCCAACTCCTTCAGCTGGATCTGGGTGAGTGGGTCCTTGGCCTGCTGCTCGGCCTGCTGCTGTGCAGCCTCGGCCTGATTCTTCTGCAACAGTTTACCCGCCGCCGCAGCCACGAGCCTTGACAGCTCCAGCTCAACATCCTCGGGCATGGGCTCGTCCTCTGCGGGCAGCGGTACGCCCAGCTGCGCTTCCAGCGACTTGCGGTACGCTAGAGCCACGTGCTCCGTGATGTGAGCCGCCATAGCGTTCTGGATTGCCGACGCAAACGGAGACTGGCCCACGATCTGCATGAGCTTGGGGTCCTGCGCCGCAGCCATGTGAACTGCGATGTGCGCCTCGTGGTCCTGATACAGGAACGCCTTCACAGGCTCTTGCTTCAGGATGGCCATGTTCTCGGCCACCGGGTCCTTGGGCTTCAGCTCGCTTGGGAGCTTGATAATCTCCGCTGCGTCTTGGATGCCCAGCACCTCCAGCATCTGCCGGTGGAGCTTGCCCATATCGTACAGCTGCGGAGCCTGTGTAGAGAGCTGCAGTGCAGCCTGATACTGCATGATGCGCTGCGCTGTGGTGGCCGCGTTGGGGTCCGACACCGGGATAATGTCTACCCCCGTCCCGAAGTCCTCTGCCCGGTCAAAATCATCATCTTCAAAATAGTCGTATTTGCTGGACATGAAGTCCCGAATGACCCGAGCAAGCAGGCGGAGCTCTTGTTTCATCGCGGCATGCAGCCTGTGCTGGATGCCCGACATCACCTTCATGTTGCGCTCGAGGAGGGCCAGTGTGGTCCCCACCGGTGCCTGTGCGCTCATATCGCTGACCTGCAGGTCCGCCATGGAGCTGATCCGCCGGCCTTCCTGCACCACGTTCCCGAGCAGCTGGTACAAGACAGCGCTGGGCTCCTTGTAGGGCATGGGAAACAGCGAGTCGCGGAGCGATCCGCCCACGATGTCCACGTCCCGCCACTCGCCCGGCTTCAGGGGGCTATTGTCCCCCTTGATGCGCAACGATCTTGACTTCAAACCCGCAGGTAGGTTGGACAGAGTGCCAGCGTCGATCAGCTGGCGAAGGATTGAGGTGGCAGACTTCGTGAGGCCGCCCACCAGATGGGTTAGACCCGTGCCATAAAACCCCATACCCGGCAGGTACGGGTAGTGGGCGAAGTGCTGCCGCTTGGTCCGCGTCTCGTCATCCTCGTACCAGTTGCGGTAGATGGCCAGAACTGTGCGTGAAGTGAGGTCAATGGTGACCACATACGGCCGATCAATCCCTTCGGGGTCGTCAAACGGCGCAGGGAGGGAGATGTCCACGTGCATCTCGAGCAGAGTGTGCCGCTCCTCCTGCTCCGTTGGGACATCAACGCCCGTGATCTTGGCGTATGCCTCCTCGATGTCAGTCGTCTCCCGCGTGGGCTCTGGGAGATCCTCGTCGATGTAGAGCCCTGCCACTTGGAGTTTTCGCACTTCGTTGGGGGTCCGCTTCATCACATGGGTATAGCGAGGGCAGTCCTCCAGCCCAGACGCGCCGTAGGACACAACGAAGTCCTCAGCCTGCACGAACACCGCCCGCGCCCGCTTGGTGGTGGGGTCGAAGTAAATTTTCTTGAACGCAGAGCCCGCCAGCGGGAGCTTGAACAACATCTGCTCGGTCTCTTCCCGGTAGCCCGGCATGCGCTCGGTGATCTGGTAGTTCAGCTCCTGCTCAACGCGCTGGGCCCGCTCGACCTTCTCCCGGGTGGACTTGCCCATGATCTTGGTCTTTGCTGGGCCACCCGACGGCATCATCTCGCCCATGGCCTGCGCTTGGAACCGCACCACAGCCTCGGCCAGCATGGGGTGAAACACGCCCGACGCGCCGTCCCACGGCTCCATGCGGTCCTCGATCCGCATCCCAAGCAGCTCAAGACCCTTGATGTAAGACTCGGCCCAGTCCTTACGGCTGCGGCGGTCCATCTCGAAGCCCTCAACCAGATCAGTGGCGATCGTCGTCAGCTCACCCTCGTCAAGAAACTCAGCGAGGTTGGCGGAGTGCTCCATGGCGGCGGGGTCAGCCTCAGTCTCGTCACCAAACTCTATTGTGACACTGCCGTCGTCCCCCTCGGTTACAACCGACAGGGGGTCAAGCACCTCGACTTCTATCTCGGGGAGGTCCTCTTGCGCCAGAAAGTCTGACGGCTGCATCGGCTTCTCAATCGCCATATTTCTTACCTCTGGTGCTCAATAAATGCCGTTGAAGCGGTTGTCAGGGGCCGGCCGGCCGCCGGGCATGTTGTACGGGGTGTTGTCGCTGAGGCGCGACCTTTCCTCCACTTGCTGGCCACCCCCCTGAAAAAGCCCTGTCGGACCCATCTGCCCAACAAGCCCGGATACGCCAGACCCTTTTCCTGCCAAGCCGCCGCCTTTACCAAACTGCCCCTGTGCCTGCCCCGCCAGAGCGAGG